CAAAAGAGAGCTTGAAATAGCCACATATAAGGGGTCCTTTACTGCTATTAATTCTGCTCTTGTACCATCAGGATGGGATCCAAAAGAATGGATGCGTTATGTAACAGTAAATAAATTTGCTTGGCTAGACCCAACTAACGAAATACTTAAAGGCCCTTCACAAGGTAAATCAGCAGGACAATTTAACCAACTTACTGCTCAACAAGTAAATATAGGAGATCCTAACGCAATTGGTATGTATACTAATTTACTTGTAGATATAGAAAACACATTAGGCAAACTGGCTGGTGTTTCTGGAGCAAGAGAAGGACAAATACAAAATAGAGAAGCAGTAGGTAACGTAGAAAGAGAAGTAGCACAGACATCACATATTACAGAAAAGTGGTTTGCTATAGATCAAAATTTTAGAAAAAGAGCACTAACTAAATTTTTAGAATGTTGTAAATATGCATATAAAGCAAATCCCCAAAAAGGTCAATTTTTACTTGACGACCTTAGTCAACAATTTATTACTCATTTTGATGAGTTTGCTTCTACAGAGTATGATCTTCATTTATCGAACTCTAGCAGTGATACACAATTGTACAATGATATTAGAGCACTATCTCAAGCAGCTATACAAAACGGTCAAGCAACTATTTCAGATTTAGTAGCTATATCACAATCTGATTCTGTACAAGATATTGCTAAAAAGCTTCAAAATTCTGCAGAAAGAATTAAACAAGAAAATAATGAAATGCAGCAGCAGCAAATGGAACAGCAACAGCAAATGCAACAAGCTCAGATGCAAGCAGATCAAGAAACTAAACAAATAGATCTTAAAAAACATGATGATAAAATAGCAGTAGATAGAGAAAAAATTCAAGCTGATTTACAAATAGCTGCTATGAAAGAAATGAATAACAATTATCGTACTGAATCAGGTTTATTAGATTCTGATAATAATGGTATTGCTGATGAGTTAGATCTTAGAAGAACAGAAGCAGATGAGCGAAGAGATGATCAAAAAACAGAATTAGAACAAGCTAGATTAAACGAACAAATACGTTCTAATCAAGCTAAAGAAGATATTTCTAGAGAAAAAATGAAGTTAGAAAAAGAAAGAACTTCTGCAATTAAAAACAAATAAAGCTATAAGACTATAGCATATAATTATAATATATTATAAATACTATAAAGTTTATTTATAAAAATAATTTTAATATTGTAACCAAATAAAGACAGCAAATATGAGTGAAGAAAAAGAAGAATTATTTGAAGGACTTCAAATAATGTCACCAGAAGAGCTTAATTCAGTCGTGGAGTCTGAAGAAAGTTCTGAAGAGACAACAGAAACAAAATCTGAAGAGGAGAGTTCAGAAATGTTTCAACCTATAGAATCAGAAAAAGGCGAAGGTGCTTATGAAAATACTGACAACCAAACTGATTCTAAAACCGCTACTTCAAACGAGAAGAGTGAAGCAATTTACAAGGGATTAATTAAAGAGCTAGTTGATAGTAATATTATTACTGCTGCAGAAGCTGATAAATTAGATGAACTCGAAGGATCATTAGATACTATTAAAGAGCTAATGAATAAAACAGTTCAAACTAATTTTAAAGTAGCTGAAGAACAGTGGAAAGCTAATATGCCTGCTGCTAAAAAAAGATTCTTAGAAATTGAAGATGCATTTGATGAAACTGATCAAGCTATTATGATGGCCCAAAGGTTAGAATTTTTTGATCAAGTAGACGAAGAATCTATTAAATCAGATGAAACTCTTCAAAAAGAAATTTATTTTGATTTATTAAAATCAAAAAATTTCACAGATGAACAAGCAGTAGAAGCAATACAAGATGCTATTGAAGTTAAAAATCTTGAAAGTAAGGCTTTAAAAGCTATTCCTGAATTAAAGAATCAAGCTAATGCTGTAGTTACTCAGGCAAAAGAATATAAAGCCCACAGAACAAAACAACAAGTAGAACAGCAAAATAAAGCTTTTGAGTCTTTAATTAATAACATAGATCAAAGACAATCTTTTGTAGATGGTATAAATCTTAACAAGATTAGTAAGGATAAGGTTAAGCAAAATATTCTTAATCCTGTTTATAAAGATAAAAAGACAGGAACTGAGTATAATAGTTTAATGTATAAACAAACTAGAAATCCAGTAGAGTTTGAAATGCTTATAAACTACTATGATACATTAGGATTATTTAATTTAGATAAAGAAGGTAAATTTAAACCAGATATTTCTAAATTAAAACAAGTAGCAAAAACAAAAGCAATTAACGATCTAGATAAGATCATTGCTAAAGAAGATAGAAACGTAGGTAAAAATACTTCCGTAGAAACTTCTGAAAAGACTGGAAACATATTAGATATGTTAGAAAGGTCAATGAAAAAAAGATAAAAAGTTATATAAATATATTCGTTAAACAAATAATACAAATCAAAAAATGGCACAATTACTTCCATTACAAAAGTATGAAGCGAAGGATTACAATGGTTTAGTCACTGACAACCATTTCCATGCTTTGTACCAACAAAAGCCTCAATTGATTAGTAACGTAATTCGTGAGATTTACAAAACTAATCTACAAGGTAAACTTCGTGAATTCGTAGATCGTTTCCCAGTAAAAGAAGTGGAACAAGAAAACGGATTTTACAACTGGATGTTGCAAGGGCAACACGACAAAAATCTTCCACTAGTTGATGCAGAAACTATCGATGGATCTTCTATTTCTGCAGGGACTTTCCCAGCAAACGTAGGTTCTAACGGTGAGCGTTTCTACTTAATCTTTGACGAAGCTCTATTTGAAGAAACTAACGTTCTTCGTGGAGAAGTTGATGATTATCATTTATTAGTTAAGAAAGCGATGGACGCAGGTTCACGTTTCAAGTTTGAAGTTGAATTAGTAACAGATAGCTCTACTAAATCTATTCCTTCTGAGGAATTAGCAATTGGTACACGTTGGTCTAAGTTTTACTCACTTTCTCCTTCAACTCTTTCTTACCAAGGTTCTAAGCCTTACTTCACATCTCCTTGGAGAATGGAAAACCGTCCATCTACTTTAAGAATGGAATATGAAGTAGCTGGTAACACAATCAACAAAGGTAAAAACGAACCACTTGAGTTCGGATTTAACTACAAAGGACAAACAGAATCAATCTGGATTAACTATCAAGATATGGTTGCTCATCACCAATGTGAAGAGATGTTTGCTCGTATGTTGATGTATGGTAAGAAAAACTGGACATCTGATCACAAGTACTTAAACAAAGATGACAAGACTAAATATGCAGTTGAGTCAGGTGCAGGTTTCTTTGATCAAATCGCTCCTTCTAACGTACATTACTATAACACTTATGACCTTGATTGGCATCTTGAATTACTTCTTGATATGGGTGTTGGTAAACTCGAAAGAGGTAAAAGAACTATCCACTTGCTTACAGGTGAATTTGGTGCAATTGAAATCTCTAAGCAGATTCAAGAAAAGAGAGGTCAACTAAACGTAACTGTTATTCAGGACCGTTTTATTGATTCAAACTCTAAGCCAGGTAACTTAGGTGGTAATAACACTAAAGCTACACAGCAACCACAATACAATATTTATGAGTGGTATAACGGAGTTACTATTATGGTTGAAATCCTTGATTTCTTCGATGATGATGTATACTTCCCACAACGTCACCCAGATGGAAAAGGTATCGTAGAATCTCACAGAATTCTTGCTCTTGACTATGGTGATACTGCAGGTATCTACCGAGTTAAGCCAAAAGGAGTTCCAGATTACAATTGGGCTTATATCCCAGGTATGAGAGATCCTTTCTCAGCAGGAGGTAAAGGTAGTCCTAAAATGGTTGCTTCACGAGTAGACGGTTACGAAGTTCACTTCCAGAAATGGGGAGGAATGATGATCGAAGATCCTACAAAAGTAGTTGACCTAAGATTACTAGTAGAACGGTAACAGTTTCTAGTTGACATAATAAGTCCCTCAGAGTTGATAGCCTTGGGGGACTTTTATAAAGAGAATTTAAAGACAGCAAATAAAAAATAAAATGGCAAAAACAGCAGAAAAAGAAAAAGTAGTATATGGTACATTTCTGCAAGACAGAGTGGTTTCAATTAAGCCAGTAGAGTCTTCAGGAAAATGGAGTAACTTATTAGTAAAAGGACAAGATAAACAAAGAGATCCTTTTTTATATAATAAAGTTAAACGTAGTTACCAAGTACCTTTAAATAGCCAAACAAGGGGTGGCGGAGTTAAAGTAATTCTTGACGATCAGCACAGAGTGAAGATTGAAAAGTATAGAGAAAGTTATCCAAACGGGATGACACAAAAAGAGTTCTTTGAAACAGAGTTAGGGGCAGATTTAAACACTACCCTAAAAACAGATGACAATTTCTGGAGATCAGATAGAAGAGGTAGAGTTATTCTTACAAAAGAAGGCGCTACTCTTAATTTAAATAGATCTTTAGATATGTTAAAGTATTTAATTTTACTTTCTAATAAGATGTTAGTATCACCATCTTATGATGAAAGAATTTTAAAAGCAACATATGAATTTATGGTTGTAGATGAAGATAAAGTAACTGTTAAGAAACTTGCAGAAGCTACTGTTAAAGCAGACGCCTTTGTTAAGTTTGCTGAAATCACAAACAGCAAAGCTTCTATTACAGGATTTATTAAATCATTAGGCCGTACAATTCCAGCAACTGCATCGTTAGATTGGTTAAAAAGTGAAGTATTAAATGTGGTTGAAAAAGACCCTAAATATTTCTTAGAAGTAGTTAACCATCCGCAGTATAAAGATCGTATCTTTGTACAAGAAGCA